CCTTCTGATCACCAGCGAAAACGAAGCTCCATGACAGCCCGGCCTTAGCATCCGCGCCACTTTCGTCGACATGAACGGCGACGACGCCAATCGAGCCGACCTCGCCGGTACGCGTGACGTAAAGCCGGTCGGCGGCGCTGGCGATGGCATAGGCGGCCGACAAGGCGCACTCGTTGGCCATGGCCCAGAGCGGCTTTGCGCTCGCGCTTCGGATGGCCAGAATCTGCTCGACGAGGTCGAACAGACCGCCGACTTCCCCGCCGGGGGAGTCGATGTCGAGGATGACGCCGCGCACGCTCGCGTCATCCATCGCTGCAGTGATGGCACCTGCAATATCGCTGTAGGCCTGGAGGCCGCTGGCGGCATCGAGGTAGCCCGAGCGGCTCACAAGCGTACCGATCACCGAAATGACCGCGATCCGCTCGACAGTGATCGATGTCAGCGGTAACGGATCGGCTTTCTGATTGACCACCTCCAGGGAGCCGCCGGCAAAGCGAGGCCCGAGTACGTCAAGGATGACCTCCAGCTTGGCGCGCGCAATCAATAGCGGCCTTCCGAACACCCGGGAGGCGACATGCGGAAGGTTGGTCATCATGGAGCAGAAATACTTATGTGTTGCGTTAGCTAACGCATTGCATTAGTATTAGCGATGATCAAATCGTTCCGGAATGCGGCAGCGGAGGCCGCGTGGGCGCGCCGCTTTATCAAGGGCGTTCCGAACGACATTCTGAAGGTGGCGAACCGTAAGCTGATCCAGATCCATAACGCCCGCAGTCTCGATGATCTTCGGGCGCCGCCCGGCAATCGACTGGAAGCCCTCACCAAGGATCGGCGGGGCCAGCATAGCGTCCGGATCAACGATCAGTGGCGGATCTGCTTTCGCTGGCGCGATGGCGATGCCTACGACGTGGAGACCGTTGACTATCATTGAGGACAAAACCATGGCCGATTTTGCTACCGCCCATCCCGGCGAAGTGCTGCGCGAAGACTTTCTCAAGCCGCTTGGGCTGAGCCAGTACGCGCTCGCCAAGGCAATCGACGTCCCGCAGATCCGTGTGAGTGAGGTTGTCAACGGCAAGCGTGCGATCACGCCCGATACTGCGTTGCGGCTTGCGCGCTATTTCGGAACCAGTGCTGAATTCTGGATGGGGATGCAGGCGACCTACGACCTGGAAATGGCCCGCGATCAAGTCGGCAAGAAGATCAACGCACGGGTTCATCCGAGGGCTGCCTGATCGGATATAGTTTGGGTTTCCGCACTGTCGCCTGGAGCGTGCGGCGTGGTATTGAACGTCAACCCGAGCCGCTGCTCCCTTGCCTTGTCCGCTGCAATCTCGGCGTCGACCTGCTCGGCGTCGTAACCGCGCTCGGCCAGCGCTTGGGTGCGGCTCTTGAGGCCGGCATCGATCTGTTCGATTTCGGCGCGGGCATCCTTGAGCGGATCGACCCAATCCCACTTCGGCGGTAACCATCCGCAGGCGAGATGCTCGCGCCGGCGCTGATTATAGTCCGGCAATGCAAGCGTGCCCGCAAGCACTGCAGTGTCCATCCATCGTGCCCAGACCTGTCGGCAGAGCTGCCAGACCATGACCGCATGTTGATAGGCCTCGATCCGCCTGCGAAATTCGAGCAGAGCCAGGCGAGAATTCGAGTAATTCGCCTTGAGCATATCGTTCGACAGATACGCATAAGGTACACCCAACGCCGCTGAGACCTGCAGCAGCGTACGGTACTGAAACGGCTCGTAGGTCTGTCCTGAGTCGGCCGGCGCGGAGGTCTGCACCTCCTCACCCGGCTCCAGCATGGTGATCTGGCCGGGCTGCAGGTCGATGGTACGCTCGTCGTTGTCGTCCCGGCCCTCCGCGGTATCGAGCGGTTCGGCTGGCGCTGGCGTCGTGATAAACAGCGCGTGCATTGCCGCGACCTTCTTGCGGTCGAGTTCGGCGTCGTCATACTGATCAAGCAGGAACAGCTTGACGATGCCAGCGGCAAACCGTGACACGCCGCGCAACTGACCGGCATCGACCGGATCGATGACGTGCACGATCTCGGAGGCCGGGATGCGGACGGTTTCGCCAGCGAGGCCGAGATCGGTGATGTCGCCCGGGTGTCTCCGCAGAAAGTGATAGGCAACACGACGACCTACGCGATCGAATTCGATCCCCTGTCGAATCACATTGCCGCCGGGCATAACTTCGTTACGACTGAGCGGTAGCATCTCCGACGGCAACATCTGCAACTGCAGCGGGACGGTCAATCCATCCTGAGGTCGCCGCGGCCGAAATCGAAAGAATACCTCGCCGGCAATAAACACTTCGCGCGCGGCGCGGCGCTGCAGGCCATAGAAGTCGGTGAAGCTCTCCGCATCGGCTTCATCGGTCCAGCTGAGCCAAAGCTCCTGAACCGCGGCTTTCAAGCCAGCATCCTTGATGAGAGACGACGGTTTGATGCCTGCGCCAACGACATTGCCAGCCCAGCTCTCGATCGCATTGGCGGCATAACCATTGTTGCGCACCAGCCAGCGGGCGCGGGCCATGATATCGGGGCCTGCTGCCGCAATCAGCGTGTTGAGATGCGCCCGGCTCGGCTGAAATCCTCTTAGTCGCCGATTTGCAAGCCCTGCCTCGAACCCGCCAATGAAGGCACCGACGCGGCGACGAAATGCTGTCAGTGAGGCGAGCACTCAAAGCCCCTTCGACGCAGACGTGAGAATGCGGCGCTTGCGGCCACCTTCCCGGGTCGCGGCAATGCGGCGCTCGAGATCGGTGATAGCGGCCGCCATCTCGGCATCGCTCGCATATGTGACCCGGCGGCCGTCGATTTCGACGGTGCGCACGCCGCGAAAGCGCGCTGCGAGCAGCGCATCGCGTTGCGCCAACATCTCTTCGAGTGTCATGGCTCAACTCAGATAGCTCGACTGGAATACGCGGCGGCCGTGGCGCGGTGGCCGAGAACGAATGACGCCGGCTACGGCACCGCTCTCCAACTGCGGATCGGCCGACTGTTTGCTGTCGACCTCCCCCACTGGTCCGATCTGGCGTTCCAGATCGGACCACATCGCCTCGGTCCAGCGGTCGGCGCCGACGATCCAGGCGGCGGCACGGGCGTAGACGCGGCAGTCGAGCGCTTCGTTGCGCTCTCTGAGCTTTTGCCATTCGAGGCGGGCGAAACCGCGCTTTGTGCGCACGGTCACCAGCTGCTCAGCCGTGAACTGCTTGAGCCATTCGTTCTCGACCCAGTGCGGCAAATGCACCGCTCCAGGCGGAAACACGCCACCGCTTGCACGTTCTTCCTCGGTTGGTTGTTCCAGCCGCAGAAAACGATAGGTCTCGGCCTTGAAGGTCGACACCGCCACGGTCCACAGCCGCGCGCCGCGGCGCAGGCGCTTGCCACCCTCGGTCGCGTCGACGAAAGTCGGGCCCGATACCGGGCTTGAGCGGTTGAAGCCCTCGACGCCCTTGACTGGCGCGACCTGCATAAATCCCTGCCGGCGCGACCAGGCATAGACCGCTGGCGCCTCGAAGCCGGTGTCGATGGCGAGCCGCGCGATCCTCAAGTGAGCGCCGCGCTGGTGCGACCAGATACGATCCAACAGCGCCGACAATTCCGCCCATGCTTCCGGCCGGTCGGGCCCGCCTGCGATCACGATATGATCGACGAGCCAGCTCTCCAGCCCGCGGCCCCAGGCCCAGACATCGATCTCGATCCGGTCCTTCTGGACGTCGGCGCCTGCAGTCAGGAATAACCCGCCCACAGGAACCGTGCCTGATGTCCAGTGCTCACGCCGATCATAGAGCCGCCGCCAGTCCGGCGCCTCACCGGTCTCGACCCAGCTCTCACCAAGGACAGTGTTGCGGAAGGCTCGCAGCGCCTCGTCCGAGCCCATCGCCGCCTCGTGCGCTCGCGCGATCTGCATCCAGCTCATCCAACCCGGCGGCGAATACAGCGCCGAGAGGTGGTAGCCGACCGTCGTAGGATCAACAGCTGCTGCCGTCGGACGCCATTCGCCGCGCTCCAGCATCGTCGCCTTATGGTGCTCGGCGATCGCGCCATCGCAGGAGCCACATGAATAATGCGCGCTTTCTGGTCTCCCCTTGTCCCAGCGCAGCCGCTCGAACTTCAGCCACTGCATCTCGCGGCAATGCGGGCACGGCACGAAGTAGCGCCGTCGGTCGCTTGCCTCATATTCACGCTCGATGCGCGAGAGACCGCGGATCGTCGGCGTTGAGACCAGCAACACTTTCCGCCGATGCGCGAAGGTCAGCGACCGGGCCTCGGCGAGCGTCACCGGATCGCCTTCCTCGTCGGCCGAAGCCGGATAGGCGTCGACCTCGTCGAGAAAGATGTAGCGGGCCGGCGTCGAGCGCAGGCCCACCGCCGAGTTGGCGCCCGTCATGATCAGGATGCCGCCAGCGAATTCCTTGGACAGCATGGTGTTGCCGGCGTCGCGTGAGCGCGCCGGTTTGACGCGGTCCCGCAGCTCGGGACTTTCGTCGATCAGCGGATCGATGCGCTGGCGCGAGTTGCGTTTGGCCAGTTCCACCGTCGGCTGCACGGCCAGCATCGGTCCCGGTGCCTGGTGGATGACAAAACCGATCCAGTTGTTGCCGGCCTCGGTCGCGCCGACCTGTGCAGCTTTCATGAACACGATGCGCTGTGCCGGATCGCCAGGCGATAGCCGATCCATGATCTCGCGCATGTAGGGCGTGCGCACGGTACGATAGCGTCCGGGCTCAGCGGACGCCCGCGATCCCAGCCGGCGATGGCGATCCGCCCACTGCGAGACTGTCAGGTCGGGGTCTGGCGTAAGGCCGCTGCGCCATGCGCGAAGGATCTCCGCGGCGCCGTCGAAACCAAGAATATCGTCATTCAAGTCGCGGGCGGATTTCCGCAAGGCTGCCAAGCTGGCTGCGGACATGGGCTTCCAGAACCTTCTGCATCAGCGCCGCCTCCACCATGATGCCCTGACCCAGTTCGCCGGACAGCTCCGCCGCCATCAGCGCTGCCG